CAGACGAAGACAATCGAATCGTTGTTCGGGGATTAGGATATAACTTTTTCAATGAAAAATCTGAAAACCGAACCGAGGATCTTGTAGAAATTTAATTATGGCACTCAATTCAAAGTCTACAATTCACATCATTGATCTTCTTTGTGAAGGTCCTATCGATGGAATCGTCGGTGGGCGTAAAGGCGTATTTCTTGACGAAACAGCACTTAAAAGCGGCCAAGAAATTTTAGTAAGCGAGAAAGATGTTAGCCATACCTTAAGAAAAGGGAGCAGAAATCAAGGATACTTGCCTCAAGGTAATAATGAAGTCAGTAACGTAATCAACGTCAGCAAAGAAGTCGGCAGCAATTACACCGAAACTCTTTCAAGCAACGGCATTAGTGTCAAATTACGTGATTACGGTGCAGGGCAACAAACGGTAAAAATTACTGATGTTGACATTGATAATATTGATTTAGTTTTTACGGTACCAAGACTGTACTCCACAGCACAAGAAGGGCTTGTAAAGGGTCAGCTTTTTGATGCAAAAATATTTTTTAATGTTTTCATTCAGAACGAGGCTGACGGGAAAGGTTTTGATATTGTTAAGCCAAACGCCAGCAATTTATCAGACCCAGACACCAAAGATAAAAATGGTTTTGTAATTGAAGGGATTAGTACGACAAACTATCAATACAAAATAAGCAATATCAAACTAAAAGGCAAGGGTCCATGGAACATCAAAGTCGTCAAGTATGAACATAGCGAGAAAAAATTTGCAAATAAAATCCCTCATGGCAAGAAAAAATCCGCTATAGCCCAAGCAGGTAATTTAGACGCAAAAATTTTCAGTGCAACCTGGAACGAGTTTGAAGAAGTTGATAAAAAAACCCCATTAGCAAACGGGCGAGCAAACACTTTGGTATGGTCAACAATTATAGAAAATAAGTCCATACGAACTGCTTATCCATTTTCTGCTGTTGTTGGAATGGATATTTCAACAGAAGAATTTCAAAATCTGCCGACACGGGCGTATTTAGTTCGGGGGCGAAAAGTAAGAGTACCCAAAAATGCGGTTCCTAGAGAAGACGGAAGCTTAGAATTTGTTGGGTCATTCAATGGATCCCTTGGGCCTAGTGTCTTTACGACGTGTCCTGTTTGTATTTTTTACGACCTACTTACAAACGAGCGTTACGGAGCGGGTCATTTTGTGGCTACATCTAATTTAAGTTGGGTTGATTTGTACCCGCTTTCTCAGTATGCGAACGAATTAATTGATGGAGAGCCACGTTTTGCTTGCAACGTGCAAGTTTCTACGCAAGCGCAAGCGTTTACAGTGCTTCAAGATTTTGCCAGCATATTTAGGGGCATGATGTATTGGCAATCAAATATCATTCAAGTTACAGCAGATCATGGAAACCTAGACGGAACAAACATAAACCCCGTACATATTTTTTCCAACTCAAATGTAATTGGTGGAGTGTTTAACTACAGTGGATCTTCGCTGAAAACGCGCAGTACCAGCATCAGAGTCAGGTACAGCGATCCTGATAACTTCTACAAGCCAAATGTAATTTGTATTGAAGATTCAAATCTGATCTCAAAATACGGCTATCAAGTAAAAGAAGTTTTAGCGTTTGGCTGCACATCTAAGAAGCAAGCTGAACGGATGGGCACTTGGATGATGAAATCAGAGGAGCTTGATGGAAACACCGTTACGTTTGCCGTTGGCTTGAATGGTGCTCTTGTTTTCCCTGGGCAAGTCTTTGCAGTGCAAGATGAAATGCGTGCAGCATCGCGGTTGTCAGGCCGTATCGCAAGCGCAACAACAACAAGCATCGTTGCAGACCAGACAATAGCTTTGCCGACTGGAACGAATAAGCAGTTGACGTGTCTACTTACGGATGGAACCGTTGAAACTAAAACTATTGACGAGGCCAGCACAAGCGGCACTACCATTACTGTCACGGAAGCGTTCAGCTCGACTCCTTTAGCTCAAGGCATTTATTCCATCAGTAGTGATGACGTTAAGGAGCAAAAATTCCGCTGCCTTTCTGTTGGGGACGGCGGTGATGGAACGTTTGCCGTAGTTGGCGTCGAGTTCAATGATTCTATTTATGCAGCAGTAGAAGAAGGTAAGGATCTTGATTTGCAGGGCATCACTACTTTGGAATCTAAGCCGCCCAAACCTATAATCTAATGCCAATTGATTTCCAGCTAATTGCAAAAGACGGTGGCTTGACCAATCGGGGGGTTGCATCCTGGCAGAGAGGAGAAGGCGGTTTTACGGCATCTTTCATCGTCAGACATCGAATTGGAGGGGGTAGTTTTACAGATCTTCAAACTACTGGCACTTCATTGACGATTGATGGTGTTCAGCCTGGTAAAACACTTGAGGTTCAAGTTAGAGCCGTTGGAGTAGGTTTTCCGCCCAAAAAATCTGCCTATGCAGTTGCATCAGCTGTTGCGCCTGCGTTGCCTAAAAACTTAGAAGCGGACGATGGAACAAGTGTTACCCAGATAATTCCAAACGTTGTGGGGCTATCTGCCACGCCAATTAGCGACAGTGAAGCAAAATTAACCTGGAATTCGCCAACCAACGAAAAGTTAAATAACCTTGTTGCGATTATCAAGCACTCTGCGAAGACTGACGGCACAGGAAGTTTTGCAGATTCTGTAAAACTTGCGACAGTCCAAGCAACAGCAAACGCCGCAAATGTTCCGCTTTTAAATGGGGAATATATTATAAAATTACAAGATCAAACAACTAAAGTAAAAAGCCTTACAAGTATTAGCGTTGTTATCAATATTCCCGATGCTTTACCTAAGCTTTTAATTGAAACAAGACGCGAAGACCAGGACGCCCCGCCGTTCCAAGGCGAAAAGCACGGCGTGTTTTACAGCGATGAATATGACGCATTAGTGTTGGATGGCGACGACACAATTGATGACGTGTTGTTAATTGACGATTTGTCGGAAATGGATTTTGTAGGGGAGCGCTTACTTAGCGGCGAATATGAATTCCCTTCAGTTTTAGACCTTGGCGGCAAATTTCAAGCAAATTTAGAGAGAACGCTTGACACTCGCGGCTTGTATCCAAGCGATTTAATTGATGACCGTTCAGAGCTAGTTGATAGCTGGACCGACTGGGATGGAGCGTTGGCGGAAGACACATCAGCAGTTTTGTATTTCCGAGCTAGTAATAACGCACCAACGACGGATGACATACTGCTTGAGGTAACAAATGATTTTTTCCTGCTTGAGGACGGCGATAAGTTATTGCAGGAATCGTCTACAGAGTTTGGAGAGTGGAGGATTTTGGATAAAAGTACGTTTGTTGGCCGCTCATTCCAATTCAAAGCAGAGCTGGAAACAGATCACATTGACCAAACACCTTTAGTTGATCAACTTGGGTATAAGTTTTCGATTCCGTCTCGTACGGAAAGCAGCGCAACCATTGCGTCTGGAGCGGCTGCAAAGGCCGTAACTTTTACAAACGCTTTCTATCAAGCCCCCACGGTAGGCGTTTCAGCTTTCAATCTTGCCAGTGGGGACTATTATGAGGTGACATCCGTCACGCGAACTGGCTTCACGGTTCACTTCAAGAATTCCAGTAATTCATCTGTGAGCCGCAATTTTCAGTACGTCGCAGCGGGCTTTGGCTCTGAGCAGACCTAACGATGGCAACGCACGATTACGTTTTAGCTAATCAGAGCGGATCGTCATTCCGTTCTGACCTTAACAATGCGTTGGCTGCAATTGTCAGTCAAAACAGCAGCGCCTCAGAGCCTGCAACCAAGTATGCGTATCAATATTGGGTTGATACGAGCGTAACGCCTGCGTTAATCAAGCAGCGAAATGCTGCAAACGATGGGTGGATCACGCTTAGCGAGGTTGGTGGTCAGTTGTTGGCTGCTGATGGAACGGCTGCCAAGCCTGGGATTTCTTTTGCGGCTGATGTCAACACCGGATTAAAGCGAAACGCTGCTGATGAGATTGGGCTTGTTACGGGCGGCGTTGAGCGCATCACTGTTCAAAGTGATGGCGACACCGGCATCGGGACGACGACCCCTGGAGCGAAAGTTCACATTCAACAATCAGCAGTTACTAGTGCTCCTGCTAGAGCTACGGCGTTGTACTTAGAAAATAACGCTAATTGTGAAGTGCAAATGGTTGGCAATTCGTCTAACGATTGTCAAATTCGTTTTGGAACAAGCAGCAACAGCTTTAAAGGTGCTCTTGAATATCAATTAGATGTCGATGCTCTGCTTGCTTACACATCCGGCGTTGAGAGGATGCGTATTAATTCAAGTGGCAGAGTCGGCATCGGGACGACTAGTCCGCAGTCTGCGCTGGCTGTAAGAGGTAGCACGCCGAGAATTACATTCGAACCAGCGGCTGATACGCAGAATTGTCGGCTTCAGTTTGCCACAACAAACGGAACAGTTAAAACCTCAATTCAAGCCGGTGGCTCAGATGGTACGGATATGCGATTTGTTAATAACGATACATCTTCGGCAAATTTAGTTTTAAAAGGTTCCGGAAACGTCGGCATTGGTACGACTAGTCCGTCGTCAAAATTAACCGTTATTGGTTCAATTTCTAAAAGCTCGGGTTCATTCAAGATTGATCATCCATTACCTGAGTTAAGTGAGACCCATCATCTTGTTCACTCTTTTGTTGAAGCACCTGATGCTTCCAACCTATATGCGGGGATGGTAGACCTTGTTGAAGGTACGGCAACAGTAAATATTGATACTGCACACAGGATGACAGTAGGAACCTTTGAAGCACTTAATACCCTTCAGAGTTGGTCTAGTTCTAATGAATCAGGGTACGCTCCAGTAAAGTGCTCGGTTTCTGGAAATTTATTAACTATTGAATGCCAAGACGCAACTAGCACCGACACTGTTTACTACGAAGTCCGTGGCGTTAGAAAGGACCAACACATGATCGATACTGAGTGGACTGACTCAAATGGTCTGGTTATTGTGGAGCCTAAGAAATTCGTAGAGGCTGAGGAAATTGTTGAGTCTGAAGAGTGACCAACACCTAGCGGCATTTTGCCCCGTGGCAACGCGGGGCTCTGCAGCTAAACTCACTTCATTGCTTTTCTTTCATGGCAAACACTTACACCTGGAAAGTTGGTCAGTGCGACCGCAACTTATCGGACGGAATGATTTCGACACTGCATTACACCGTTAGTGCTTCAACTGAGGATGGCGTGTATTCCACTGGTGCGTATGGATCAGTCGGACTTGAAGCTACTGACTCAGACAGCATGATTGCTTACGACGACGTGACTGAAGCGCAGGCTGTCTCTTGGGCGCAAAGTGCAATCGGTGGTGCAGACAAAGTGTCTGAAATCCATACTGCTTTGGACAATCAACTCACAGAAAAGCGCACTCCAACAACAGGCACTGGCCTGCCTTGGGCAGCTTAATGCAAAAACCTAATCCAATTTGGAGGCTAGCAACTAATGGCTGATCGTAAACTTTCCGCCCTTTCTGAACTCACGACACCAGCAACGGCTGATCAGTTTTTAGTTCTTGATGCCTCTGAATCAACGGATGCAAACAAGAACAAAAAAATTCAGTTTGGAACGCTTTGCGATCACATCCCTGATGGAAGTGTTGCCGCACCATCGCTTGGTTTTGCTTCTGATACTGGTGACAGTGGTTTTTTCCGCAGTGCAGAGGATGAGATCGCTGTTAGCACCAATGACACCCTGAACTCAAAGTTCACAACAACAGGGTTTCAGGTTGGTGATGGCACGGCAACAGCACAGTTGCATACATTTAAGGCAACA